TGCAGGGAGATATGTATGGTGTCCCTCTTCGTACACTGGCAATGATCGATGAGTATCTTGCTAACACAGAAGGGGTTAACAGGAAGGAAGTATTCGTCCAACTGAAACAATCTAAACGTAAGGATGTGGTGGTCACTAGATCATATATCCATACGGTAGATATGTCTCACTATCGTGAATACTCGGTATATCATGGAGGACTTCTAAGTTCTGGTTCGTATATCCCACAACAGGGACCAAGAGTATATTATTTCGCTTCTTAAAAGGTTATTTAAAATGATTAAATTTTCACTAGGAGAACTTGTAGCATACTCAAACAAAGGGTATGGGATGGCAAATGTACAAGGGTCTATTATTGGTATTGACAATATTGAAAAGTATTACCTTATTCAAATTGATGACCCTGAATATCTTAAGGTAACTTATAAGCATTGGACCGTAGGTAGTAAGGATGTCATCAGAACGATGCCAATGATTCCTGAGTACTTCAATAGTCCATCTGATTGGGGAACTCGAAGGTCTAAGTCACCATATTGTATGTGGGTTGGGATGAGGTCAAAGAATCTCAAGAATATGATTCTTCAGTATGATCCCACTCAGCAAGGAGACCGAGATGACGACATTTAAAGTAGGAGATAGAGTTAAGTTCAAGAATTCTGTTAAGAAACCTCGATATAGCGCTCGACCCACTGAGAAAGGTATGACTGTCAGCGCTATATTTTTAGATGATGAGGATAAACATATTCGGTGTCTCTATGATGAAAAGCTACATAGTTTTGAGGGGATCAGTTTCACTCAAGTAATTCATCCAGGTGATCTTGAGTATGAATATGTAGAACTCCCTTATGATCCAGAACAACAAGGAGATAGGGACGATGACATTTAAAGTTGGCGATGAGGTCAAATACACAAGAGTACCACTTCTTCATGATGGTGTAGTGGTAGAGTATGACCAAAACTTACCGAGACCTTATCTATGCCGGTGGGATAGAGTAGAAGGTATCTATCATACTTGGGAACCAAAAGAAAATTTAGTACTAGTATTTAAAGAACTACCATACGACCCTGCTCAACAGGGTGATCGTGAAGATGATATTTGACCATTGACTCTGCCCCCTTGTCATGGTATACTTAAACTCTTATTTTTAGAAAGTAATTTTATGTCAAATGAATTAGATAAGTTCACTCGTCTCTACCATCTCCCCAATAAAGGAGGACACAACAGATGTTCTATCTGTAATGCTACAAGCAACGAAGAGATCGAGACAGACATTGGCGATTATAAGGCCCATATGTCTTTTACCCCCGACCCGAAAGACCCGATGCACTTCATATGCATTGATTGTTCTGAAGTGATTAACGAACAAGAACAAGACTACGCCTACAGAGACTTGGAAGAAAAGGAGTGATATGGGCAATTGGTCACAGACTGCACAGCCCTGCCCTTGTGGAAAGAGTTCAGACGCCTATTGCATAGATCAAAATGGTAATGGATTCTGTTTCTCTGGAGCTTGTGGTGGTAAGTACTTTAAGAATAACAAAGAAGAAGAGGTAGATAAAAGTAAGTATACGATGGAGTCTTTTGAACATCGTGGTATTTACAAAAGAACATTTGAGAAGTATGGGGTTCAGACTAAGTTCTATGAAGGGACTCCAATTGAGACAGCCTTTTTCTACCCGAATGGTTCCATCCAAATCAGGAACATGGTAGAGAAGAAGTTCAGGACTCAAGGTGACTATAGGAATGCTAATTGTTTTGGGACCAATGTGTTTGACAAAGGTTCTAAGAAGGTTATCACTATCACAGAAGGGGCTTATGATGCTCTTGCTGTGTCACAGATGATTGGTGATAGTACAGCTTCCATCTCTGTACGAAGTTCTTCATCTGCAAAGACTGACTGTACTGCTGATTACGAATACATCAATTCGTTCTCCAAGATCATTATTAATTTCGATAGCGATGAACCTGGACAGACAGCAGCACTAAAGGTAGCATCTCTCTTTGACTTCAAGAAGGTCTTCAACCTGAAGCTTGAGAAGTTCAAGGATGCTAATGAGTACCTTCTGAATGAAGCCTCTAAGGAATACTTTGCTGCATGGGATGGTGTCAAACGATACACTCCCGATAACCTCCTATCTACTATGTCAGAGTTCAGAAAGGCTCTGAAGGAAGAGAGGGAGGAACGACTTGTCACATACCCCTTTGAACAACTACAACAGAAGCTGTTTGGTATCCATGCAGGTGAAGTTATCGTTATCAAAGGTCAGGAAGGTCTTGGTAAGACTGAGATGCTTCGTGCAATTGAGAACCAAGTGTTTAAGACAACAAAGCATAATGTAGGTATTATTCATCTCGAAGAGAGTAACTCAACAACTCTCAGGGCCATGTCTGGTTATTTCACCGAGCAGCCCATTCTCCACCCTGAAATGACATTCGAAGACGAAGACATCGCAAAGATCCTTGAACTCATCGTTGGTGAGAAAGAAGATCGATTTGTGTTGCATTCAAGTTTCGATGTAGAGGACGAAGACAAGTTCATTGATAGTATCAGGTTCATGGTATCTGCCAATGACTGTAGACTTATCTTCTTTGACCATATCTCTTGGCTAGCAACCGGTGGTAGTGACAAAGAAGGAGATGAGAGAAAGAAGCTAGATCGTATCTCTCAGAGACTTAAGCTCCTAGCAAAAGAACTGAAGTTTGCTCTTGTTATGATTTCACATGTGAATGATGACGGAAAGACAAGGGGCTCCAGGAACATTACCAAGGTTGCGAACACAGTCATTGATTTGACAAGAAACAAGTTGACCGAGGATGAAGCAGAGAGAAACAAACTTCATATGATTGTTGAGAAAGCACGTCTTGCAGGTGCCACAGAAGGTCCTGCAGGTTTTGCTGTGTACGATGTAGATAAACTCATGCTGGTTGACCCAGTTGCGAAAGGATTACAGGTGCAATGAAAACGTGTAATTACATCATCCTAACTGTAGCATTTGTTGCTTTGGTTATCGTCCTGATGGGTTGTCAAAGTTATCAACCTCCGGGTGCAGGATTGTACTTGACACTAAAATGACCCAATGGTATAATTAACCTATAGAGAAAAGGAAAACAATTGAACCAACAGAAAGAACCTGTCAAACAGGATATAGAAAATAAAAAATCTGTTAGATACTTCGAAGGATTGATTACTGTATACAATCATCATACGACAGAAAAAGTTCTTTGAGTAAGATATGGGTTATTGATGCTGAAGGTGATGGACTTAATCCTACAAAACTCCATTGTCTAGCAGCTAGTAATCCACAAACATCTAAAGTATTTGTCACTCCTGATTATGAAAATATGAAGAAGATATTGGTGGAAGCTGATGTCTTGATTTGTCATAACATTATCCGATTTGATAAGCCTGTTTTTGAAAGACTATTGGGTATTAAGATTAAAGCCAAGCTTGTTGATACATTGGCTCTGTCTTGGTATCTGTATCCTGAAAGAAATAAACATGGGCTTGAATCTTGGGGCATTGATTTTGGTGTCCCTAAGCCATTCATTCAAGATTGGAGCACACAAACATCAGAAGAATATCAGCATCGTTGTAAAGAGGATGTTAAGATCAATGTTCTGTTGTGGAATAAGATGTACCGTTATCTCATGGACATCTATGGTAGTGACAAAGCCATATGGAAGTTATTGGATTACATTGAGTTCAAGATGCACTGTGCTGCATTGCAAGAGAAGAGCAGATGGAAACTCGACGTTGAGTATGTCCAGAAGTCTCTTGATGAACTGACTGAGATACAAGAAGAGAAAACGGTAGCACTTGCTCTGGTGATGCCTAAGGTTCCAGTCATTCAGATTAAGACTAAGCCAAAGAGATTCATCAATGCAAATGGTGATTACTCTAAGCTTGGTATGGACTGGATTGCTCTTCTTACAGAAAGAGGTCTCCCTGTTACTTATGAAGGGGAGATTGAGATTGTCAAAGGGTATGAAGATGCTAACCCATCATCACCTGTCCAACGTAAAGATTGGTTGTATTCTTTAGGTTGGGTTCCTGAGACATTCAAAGAGACTAAGAATAAGCTTACAGGTGAAACAAAAAGTATTCCTCAAATCAACCTCGAACATGGCAAGGGTATCTGCCCCTCCATCAAGAAGATGTATGACAAGGAACCTTCACTTGAACTACTAGACGGTCTGTCTGTCCTCCAACATCGTATCGGTATCCTTAAAGGATTTCTGAGAGATCAGGAAGATGGGTGGATTAAGGCACAAGTCAATGGTCTAACTAATACCCTTAGGTTCCAACACACAACTGTCGTCAACCTTCCAAAAGTTGACAAACTCTATGCCGAACCTGTACGCAGTTCTTTGATTGCGGAAGAAGGATATGAGCTTTGTGGCTCAGATATGGCTTCTCTTGAGGACCGTATCAAACAGCACTTCATCTATCCACACGACCCTGAATACGTCAAGGAGATGTTAAGTGCAGACTATGATCCACATCTATCTCTGGCTTTATCTGCGGAAGCAGTGACACTAGAGCAGATCATGCTTTACAACTCTGGAGAGAACAAGAGTATCAAACCTATTCGAGATATCTTCAAGAATGGGAATTACGCTTGTCAGTATAATGCAGGTGCAGCCAGGTTGGCTATCACTTGTGGTATCTCTGTCCCTGAAGCAGCTAAGGTCCACAAGGCTTACTGGAAGAAGAACTGGGCTATCAAGCAGGTAGCATCAGAACAACGGACAAAGCTCGTTGGTGATCAAATGTGGCTGTTTAATCCTATATCTGAACTATGGTACACCCTTAGAAATGACAGGGATATCTTTTCGACCCTTGTCCAAGGTACAGCATCATATGTTTTCGATGTATGGGTACAGATCGTACTAGAAGAAAGAGAACAACTCACAGGGCAGTTTCATGATGAAATTGTTCTTTGTGTCAAAGGAGGGTACTCCACCTACAATAAAGAAACAAGGAAATGGGAAGGTCCGATTGTTGACTTCCTAAAGAACGCTATCAGAAAAACAAACGAGAAACTCAAGCTTAACCGAGAGTTGGATATTGATGTTCAATTCGGTAAGCGTTATTCGGACATTCATTGATGGACATTATCGTTAGATCAGTACTTGAATTTATACAACAAGAGAAAAAGAATACAATCCTGGCAGGAGGTGCAGTCAGAGACACAATCTTGGGAGTTCAACCTAAGGACTATGACATCTTTGTACCAAGTAATACTCCAAAGGATAAGAAAGCTATCGTAGCTAAGTTGAACAAAGAGTTCAATATCGATGGCTTTAAAGATAAGCAAATAGATTATGAAAAAACAACTGTAAACACCCTCTACCATCAAGATCCAGATATCAAACGGCTTGATTATGTGTGGAACTTCACATTAGAAGGGAAGCAGATCGAAGTCATTGGTGTACGTGAACCAGACGACGAAGACTTCCCTACTAGTATTATCCAGAGTTTCGACTATGGGTTGAATATGGTGTATGACAATGGTTCATATGTCGATGATCAGAATATCAACTTCACTAATGACTTTCATTATGAGTGGTTATCCCTAATCAATCTGAGAAGCATCAGTCACCTTCCTAATGCAATCGCTAGGTTCGAAAGGCTTCATATGAAGTTCTTGGAAACTGGAAGGCGCTTTAAGTTCAAGGCTCCTTGTCTGACACTTTTTGGTGGTGAAGAGAAAGCAGAACCTTCTAGTAAGAAAAAGTATTCTGGTGCTGGTGTCAATACTGCTTGGATTAATGCTGTACAAGGTACATTCACTACAGGTAATGCTGCTGTAACTATGGATCAACTTGTTGATGCCATTGGACCTGAAGTACAGGCTACTGTAACTATGCCGCAACCAACACAAGCATGGGTAGGATTCCCTGCAGCAGCAGCAGCACAACCGTTTAATCCTCCAGAAGTTAATCAAGCACTTAACGACGACTTTTAATAATAACAACAAAGGAAATAACAAACATGGCTACAAACTATCTCACGCTTAAGGGTACTGTCAAGTGGGCTAAGATCTATGATCCTGATGTCTTTGCAGGTGCAGAGAACTGGAAGATCAACTTCTACCCTGCTGACGATTCTGAATGGGAGAAGTATAAGAAGGCTGAACTTCAGCTTGTTGTTAAGGAAGATATTGATGGTCGGTATGTAACCTTCCGTCGTCCTACCAAGAAGCTGATTAAGGATGACTTGGTTATCTTCTCTCCGCCTGAGATCACCGGTAAGGTTCAGATCTCTTATACGGATGAAGAGGGTAACAAGGTTCGTCAGTATAACAAGGGTGATAAGATCAAGGTATCCCGTCAGGGTGATCCGGTATTGATCGGTAATGGTTCTCTTGTCCTTGTGAACTTCTCTTATTATACAACTCAGAAGGGTGCAGGTCATCGTCTTGAAGGTATCAATGTACTCGACTTGGTTGAGGTTGGCCAACAGGTGCTATCCGACAAGCCGGTTGAAGTTATCGAAGAAGTCAAGACTGAAGATACAAAAGAAAAGAAGAAGGTAAAGAATGATACTACAGTTTCCGAAGATCTCAACGATGCTCTCCCTTGGTAATACCGAAGAGGAACAAATGATCAATCAAAATTATTCAGAATACTTCATCGAATATGACTTGGAAAGTAACACAGTCTATGTGTCAGGTCTCTCCGGTGGAGAGTTCTGGGAGGAGGTATCAGTTCAGACTGATGTAGCTGAACCAGAGAGTTTTGCTTGGGGCTTCTATGAGGCCCTAAAGACTCAGGGTATCTTCTCCACAGTAGAGAGGTTCTTTATTGACGACTCTACTGATTGATAGCGATGTTCTCGCATACCAGTCGGCAGTGACACATGAAGTAGCTACAGAGGTAGAGCCAGGGTATTGGACATGGTTTGTGGACTATAAGAAAGTCTGTGCAACCATCAAAGATAAACTGGACTACCTTATGGAGCATCTATCTGCTGATGACTATATTCTTTGTGTATCAGACGTGACTAACTTCAGAAAGGATCTCATCAGTACCTACAAAGGTAAGAGATCCAATCTGAGACGTCCTATCCTATTGAAGAAGGTAAGACAGGACTTCCTTGATCAAGGTGGTAAATTGATTCCCAATCTGGAAGCAGATGACACAATGGGTATCCTAGCCACCTCGATGGAGGATACAATCATCGTCTCCATTGACAAAGATATGAAGACTATTCCCGGAAAGTATTTCAAGGATACTGAAACAGGAGTTCAGGATATATCTCTCGAAGAAGCCAATTACAATCATCTTTATCAGACTTTGATTGGTGACTCTATCGATGGGTATACGGGAGTTCCGGGAGTGGGACCTGTGGCTGCAGAGAAGATACTTACAGAGAGTCCTACGTGGGATGCTGTAGTCTCTGCATTCAAGAAAAAGAAACTCACTGAGGAGGATGCTCTTCTACAAGCAAGGTTG